ATGCCGCGAGTAGCGGCACCACTTCCAGCATAGGCCCGGACACGAACACTGTCGGCGGGAACGTTGTCGCTTACGGGACGCAGATCGAATTGGCCGACACACCGCAGGGCTTCTTCATCCCAACCGGCGCGCAGCCAGTGGTTGGCGGATTCAACCCCACCGCCGATCCCAACGAGCACTTCCTGGACGAGATCTGGTTCATCGAGCGCAAGGTCTCCGAGACGAAGGAGGTGGTCGAGTTCGAGCTGACCACGGCGATCGACCTCAACGGCGAGCAGCTGCCGGGGAGGCAGGTCATCGCGGGCGTGTGCGGCTGGCTGATCCGAGGCGGTTACCGCGGCCCGTTCTGTGGCTACACCGGACCGGCCGTGGCCGACGCCAACGACGTGCCGACCACCGACCCGTCGCGCGACCAGTGCGGGGGCAGGGTGAGGAGCTGCAAGCTGCGCTTCGGCGCCGACAAGCCTCTGCCCTATGGCGGGGTCCCGGCCGCAGGCCCGCTGCG